GTGGAGATAATGATTTGTCATTATCGACTTCTACATCTTAAAGTTTTCTCACATACTCGCATAACCACCTATTTGTGGTTCTGAGTATGTACCTTCAATTATATCTGTAAGCTCACTTGTCCTTAGATTAGACATAATGATCTTACCAGTACCTTCTAAGGTAAATGAATCAGTCAAAGTGGCTGATCCATAATATACCTCAGTTGTACTGTTGATATATTTGAAACCATCTTTTAATATTTTTCCAATTTCAATTAAAGATTGAATTTTGTTTCGCTCTTTATTGAAAATTGAATCTATATTTAAATCACATATCTCTTTTGAGATATTATGAAGATCATTAAGATCTTCAAGTTTAATATCTCTAAAACGAGATAATGTATTATAGATGGCCAAGAACATAGGATTGTTATTCAATAAATTCTTATCTTCAATATCAAATTTTGATATTAAAGTTTTTGGAGAATTTATTAGTTTAACATTCATTTCTAAGAGTCTTGATCTTAGTCCATGTGATAATACCCTTTTCAATTCGGAAAGGATTGTATCATCATTTGGAATATTGTAGTCTAACGTTGTTATATTTCTTGCGAATAGATTTCTAATCTTATCGTAAGAATAATAACCACAAACTACATCTAACATCAAGGAGAAGTCCTGAAGGGATGTGATCATAGAATTAGATAATTTGAAATATTTTTTTATTTCGGATTATTAATTTATGATATAAGGAGTTAACCAAATCTACTAAAGAATTGGTACTACTTGGAAGGTAATTACCTTTGATTTTAAAATAATCATATAACACTGTAAAAACAATGTTTGGGTTATTTATATTTCTTAGGATACCTCCAAGTGGTAGTCCAGTTATCTCACGGTTATGACTCTCTTGAATTCATCTCTTAGCAAATTCATATGTATTTGATGATACATGTGTTTTTTGTAAGGATAATTCAACTCCAAGAGCTTTGATAATCTGTATATATTTTTGGGCAACCTTGTCATTTTTTATGACAATGTCGTCTCCAAGAATTATATACTGATCAAAGTTCTTGTAGCCACAGAGTTGTGCACAATAGTACACAACTAGGTGGTGAGTCAAGGTAAAGACACTTCAGGAAGAATATGTACCCATGGGTTGTCCAGTTTTATATTTTAACTGGTAACCCTCAGGGGTACTAAAAGTTCTTTCTTGAAGGATAGATTGTCAGGCTTGTGCTAGTTTCATATCAAAGATTCTAGCCATAAGTCTTTTCTGTAATTCTACAGGAAATCTATCTGTTGCTGAACTTAAGTCCAAGGATCAGAAATTCTCATTATTAATCTCCCATTGATTAAATGGTGATTGAGTGTAAGTTCTATCACAAGGTAGGTTATGAAGTTTCTTCATAATCTTATTGTGAATAGGTTTAAGATATAATTGTGAAAAGTAATCACTAATCGCAATAATTCTTAATTTACACTCCGGGTCCTTAACAAAAGATATTTTCCCCAAAGTTCTTAACTTTGAAGGTTTAATCATTTTATTAAAGGCCTCCGAATAATTCTTAGAAAAGAAATCTATCCCATCATTTGTTGTAATTTTGAACAACCTATCCATCATTGGATAGTCAAAATTCAACAAATCTTGTTGAGCTGATAATGTAGCAGGCCCATTGGGCCCTGCTTTTGTAGAAAGATATACATCTTTCAATTTATCAAACTCAGGATGACTAGATTTTAATCTATATTCTTGAACAAACTTGTTGATTACACCTGACGGTATAATATGATTCATTTTTGATTCATTTGTTATACTGTCGTAATCAGGTTTGATCTTAGATCACTCTTTATTTGTTAAATCTCAACTTCTTGTGAAGTTAAGAATTGTAAACAGATATTTGAGAGATTCAAGATTTCCATCTACAAGTGGTTTCAAGAAGGAGAAAACTTTTGGTCAACCTTCTTTATCTATTCCTATCATCATATCATTAATAAAAAGAGGATGACCACAGATGTACCTTGTACAGTGTAGTCTAACTCTTTTTAGATATTTGATAGTATAGATAGTACCATTATTTTTCAGTAATTTAAAAATTACTTTAAATAGTGGACGAAGGTATTTAGATGTATCAATCGAAGGAAAGACTATAATCATTATTCTTCAAAGAATTGTGATATAAGTTTTCTTCATTGAGCATTTAAAATCTTATACTTAAGGCGTATAAACCTCATCATGTAATCCTCAGATTCTGAGGCATGATAAAACCATAGAGATACGGATTCTAACCGGTTCTTTACTGGTTATGATAATACAAAAATTATCATAAGTCCTATGGGACAA